GAGTAACCCATGATCCGCTTGATGATCTCGGTCTCGTCGGTCAGTTCGAGCCGCTGCGCGATGAAGTCGTCGTGAACAACGAGCTGGCACCAGTCCCCGACCTCGTACGAACCGAGCTGCGGGTCCAGCCCTCCGTTGACCGTGACGGTCCAGGTGGGGACGACCGGCCGGGTGCGCCGACCACCCAGGTTGGCGTATGCGTCGAGGGTCGCCTGGACGTACGTGGTGGAGTGGTCGCTCGAGTCGACGATCTCGACGATCGGCCACCCGTCGTTCAGGTAGTCCATGTTGTTCCACGAGCCGCGCGGCTTGTAGTCGAACGACGAGCCGTCAGGGAACCCCCCGACGGTGAAGAAGCGGGTGCTGGTGTTCGTGCCGTCCTCGTGCAGTGAGATGTTGGTGATGTTGCCCGGATACTCGAGGATGTTCTCCTCGAGGCCTGGCCGGGTGCCCGTGTACGTGTCTCCCAGCTCGAGCTGCCCTGGTGGTGTGTCACGGAACGTCATCGTCTTGATGAAGGTCTGCGTCGTGTTGTCGAACGTGACCTTGATGTTCCACTCGAAGCCGTTGAGGTTGTTGGCGAACTCGGTGATCGCGTCGCCGAAAGAACGCATCTCCCCGCCGTTCCACGTCTGCGTGTCCTGGGTCTGCCCCGCGTTGCGGGTCTCGTAGATGATGCCGATACTGGCCGCGCCCAGCACGGTAGTGACGTGGTCAGCCGTCGTGTCGTACGAGTCGAAGTCCGTCTGCATCTCGTCGATGAGCTGCCGGATGACCTCGTACTGGTCCGTGGTGTTCGGGTAGAGCAGTGTGTGCCAGATGTGCCGTGCGAACAGGTAGCTCTCGAACGTGTTCGCCGTGATGGAGATGCTGTGGTCGATCGGGGAGTACTCCCGGTCCCAGATGATCCCACCCCACATGACCTGCTGGTTCTTGACCGCGAACAGTGAGGTCTTGATCGGGAGCGTCGACAGGTACAGGTTGAGGCCGGGGATCTGGTCGACGGGGATCGTGCCGCTCAGCTCGCCGGCCTTGGACGTAGCCAGGCTGTACTGCACGTTGGTCAGGGGGATCTCAGCGATCAGGTCGCCGGTGATCGTGTCCGCGACGAAGTACGTGTAGACCGTCGGGGTGCGCGGTTCCGTCTCGTAGCGCTCAGGGCGAACGTACGTGCTTGGGTAGATGTTGGGGATCAGCGTCATATGTCGTTCCTACCGTCGCTCTCAGCTCGTGCCGATAGGCTCCACGATGAGCCTGATCCGTTGGAACTTCACCTTCGTACCACTGCCGCTGCCAGACCCCGTGTAGTTGGACCTGAAGACGACCCGGAACTCGAGGAACTGGTTGTTGTAGGTCGACGGCAGCACCGCGATGAACGCACGGTCAGCGTCGTTCCAGAAGGTGCCGTAGTAGCTCGGGCCCTTGCCGATCGCGGGTGCGTAGATCTCACCGGACGTGCCACGGATCGACACCCCGAGGTTGCCGCTGATGTCAGTGTTGTCACACTTCGCGAGTCCGCCGACGGCGATCTTGAACGTGGCGAGCCGGCTGATCGTCGTGCAGCTGACGGGGCTGATCGCCGCGTCGTCGGAGTCCTTCAACGGTGTCGCGTCCCAGTTGCCGGACGCCGAACCGAGCTTGTAGACCGTGTTGTCGAAGTACGCGGTCTGCGTCGTGAAGAACGCCTCGATCAGGTGACGTGCCTCATCCGAGGAGAAGGTGAGCCAGGTGTCGCCGTCACCCATCCTCAGCGTCTGACCGCCGACCTCGGTGACGAGTCGCCCCGGCGAGTTGGTCGGGAAGGCGCCGCCCGCCCAGACGGGGTGTGCGCCGCCGGGTGCTGCGACGAACGTGCGCAGGTCGGTCACCTGGGTCGAGGTGATCTTGTCGACGCCACCGTTGAGAGCCGCGCTCTTGACGTTGATCCGCGCGAGCTTGACGTAGTTCGCGGGGACCGTCGGGTCGACTGGCGACGTTGACGCAGAGCCGGGGACGAGGAACATCTCCCAGTTGTCGCCGGTGTTGCCCTCCTCGGAGTCGTTGACACGAGCGACGAGGATGTCGTTGCGCTGGTTGGACGCCTGTGTCGGCACGGTGACGGTCGTGGCTGCGTTGTTGTAGCAGAGGTAGCAGCCAGGAGGAGTCAACGCCTGCCGCGGCACGGCCGCAACTCCGGCGCTAACGGTGAGGTTCATCGTACCGTTGGCCGTGACCTGGAGCTGGTCCTTGGGCGGGACGACACCTCCCTGGAGGGAGACGAGGTTTCCACTCGAGTCCCAGTTGCGATCGATCAGGAGGCCTGTGACAAGGCGATCCATGCTCGCGGTGTACGTTCCAGCCTCAAGCCAGACTGGTGGGTTGACGACGGCCATCTGGGTTCAGTCTCCTAACCGATCCATCCGGATCGCCATTGTACCGTGACAAAGCTGCTAGAGGAGCCGGTCTCCTCGGTGTAGTTGAACCTGTTGGCGCCCGGGTCGAGGTAGATCCAGTCCGTGACCGTGTCCAGGTAGAACCTCTTGTTGGGGATGTCGTTGAGTGTGACGGTGCGGTTCTGGCAGTCGATGATCAGCGTCTCGTCGGACCCGAGTCCGGTGCGGACGCGCATGGTCTGGTCGGTGGTGATGTTGTGGATGTCGATCGGGCCGAGCGTGGGACCGTAGACGGTGATGATCGGCGAGACGCGGACGTTGCCGTCGTTGGTCACCGTTGCGGTGTCGGCGAGGACTCCACCGGTCGGGACGTTGGGGTACGCCCAGGGGTAGGTGCGGTCGTACACGCGGCCGAAGTCCGCGGTGGAGGAGCTGCTCCTGAGCGCGGCGATGTTCCAGCCTGGGAGCTGACGGTCGAACAGACCGTACTTGACCGGGTCAGGTGACTTGAGTCCGATGGAGAAGTCGGTACGTCCGTTGTCCAGAACCGTCGCGATGTTGGGCCGACCCGAGAGCCACACCTTGCTGGCTCGCGTTGCGTCAGCCTCGTGCGTTGCGAACCACGCGCCGTAGTGGCACAGGTTCGCGGCACGGATGAGCCGGTCACGCGCGGTCCTGACATCGGACGGTGAGGCTGGCCAGAAGCTACCCGTCAAGGTGAAGACGCGTGCGCTGTAGCGCCCGCGGGTCTCGTAGGAGCCGTCGTCGATGCCGCGTGTGATGTCAGGGATGTCCGGGTCGGGGAGGTTCCACCAGCCGTCGATGTCGTTGATCGACCAGAACGTACCGAACTCGTCAACCGTGTTGAAGAAGTGGTCACCGAGCTGGATGTCTCCCTCGAGACAGTCAGGGCAGAACCCTCGCCGGGGGTGCCTGCTGGTGACCAGGTTCTCAGCCGAGCAGACCACCGGCACCTGAGGCGCCGGGGGTGGCTGCTCAGGCGGCGGTGGGTTGTCGTCATCGGTTGGGTCGTCGACCGGGTCGCCACCACCGGAGTCTCCACCGCCACCCTCGGTCGGGTCCTCGGGCGGGTCCTCGGGTGTGACGACTCCCCAGATCGACGTCGCGTCGTGAGGGGTGCCCTCCCAGATGCCGTCGCCGCGCCAGGTGTCGCGCTGGTCACCGTCGAGATACGGCTCAAGTGCGAGGTCGCGACCGTCCTCGACCACGTAGACGCAGTCGAGGTAGAGCACCGTGCCGATGTCCGGCGGGTCACCGTCGAGGTTAGCCTCTACCGCGAAGTCGAGCGCCCAGTGGGTTGCACCATCCGGTGCAGCCATACGCTCGGTGATCGTCGTCCAGGCAGCCGTTCCTGTGAGGTGGACGAAGGGGCCCATGTTCGCGACGCTGAGCGTCGAGAACGACGAGCCGGTCCAGGCCAGGAACCTCGCCTGGGGCTGAACGTAGAAGTCCTGTTCGTTGTCGTTCGCGAGGCTGGCCATGAACGACACGAAGCGACTCGGCGGGATGGCGAACTTGCCATGGTGCGTCGGGTTGTCAGGTCCGTTCGGAGAGACCGTGTAGGGCAGGCCCGTGTTGGAGGTGACCTGGTAGCGGATGACCTTCTCACCGCAGTGAGCGTTCGGCTCGAGTGCCGGCACCGCGGCGACCCAGAGCTCTCCGTTTGTCTCGGTGGTCCACGCGGTGACGTACGCGCTCCGTGCCAGTCTCGAGGTGTTCCACGAGTAGTTGCTTGAGGGGCCGCCGTCGGTGGACGGGATCCTCCACGTCTCGTCGCCGTGGTAGATGGTCGAGTACCTGGTGCCGATGCCGTCGACGTCGGTCTGGAGGAAGATCCAGGGGACGGAGGCGTCGTGGCTGGTTGAGACCGCGATGCCCCAGCCGTTGCTGTAGTCACCGTTCGCGATTGCGTCGATGCCGTCGGCTTCCTGCACGTCGGAGCCGTCGGGCGACACGATCGCGGTCTGCCAGGTCCACGAGTCACCTGCCACCCAGTCAGGGCCAGACCCGATGTGGAGCAGGTTCCCGTCGTCGGTGGGGACCAGCTCCTCCTCGGCGTAGTCCCAGAGCAGCGGCGACTCGATGGCGCTCTCGGTCGCGACGGGCGCGTCGGGGTACTCGCCGGTGAACAGGACGAACGGGATCTCGGGACCAGGGTCGCTGACGCCGATGCGGTACCCGATGGCGGTCTTGTCGGTGGCCGAGTAGAGTCGCGCGGCCGTGGTCAGGTGCGACCCGCCAGGGTACGTGAACTCGGCGTCCTCGAGTGTGTCACCGAAGACCCAGCTCGCACCATTCCACTGTGCGAACGCCGCGATGCCGGTGTAGTGCGACGGGAGCGTCTCGTTTCTGTACTGACTGACGACGAGGATCGTGTCGTCGCCCCACTCGACGAGCCGGCGCCCGCGACTGAGGTCATCAACACTTGGCCCAGTGACGAAGTCAGACGGGAAGACCTGTGGGCCAGAGATCTCGGAGAAGTGCGTACCGTCGAACGTCAGGGTCCAGATGCCCTCGGCGTTGAGCATGACCAGGAGATCACCGACGCGGATGAGCTGCGGGTCCAGTCCCTCGGTGTCGGTCGTCGTCGGGTCGTCGACCTCGTCACGTACGATGAACGTCGTGCCGAGCGTGGGCACGCCGTTGTTGTCGATGTTGATCGCGCGGAGACAGTTCTGGTAGTGGTCATCGTTCTGGGTCCAGCCGATGATGACCGTGTCGTCGTCCCACTGGCAGAGTCCGTACGCGTTGACACCGTCGAACCCGTCGCCCCCGTTGGAGCTGGAGACCTTGAGGTACGTGGGGATCGCGTCACCTGTCGTCTCAGGCTCGTCCGGCGGGGTGGGAGGAGAGGCGAACGGGTCATTCACCGTCGCACCCATGTAGACGTCATCTACCTCCCAGTGGAACGCGTTGTTCTCGGCGCGGTAGGGTGCGATCTGAGCGCGTGCGCGGTAGAGACTCGAGGTGACGGTGAAGTCCTCGGTCGTGAACGAGGAGCCACCGCCAGTCTTGAAGTCCATGTGAACCGCGCCACTGGTTCCGGTGATGACGATGTCGAGCCAGTTGCCTAGCTGCGCGGTCAGTGAGATCGTGCGGGTGTGGTCACCGATGAGCTGTAGGTTCTTGGTGCCGGCGTCGTACTTGACCTGGACACTGTCGGTCGCACCACCGGTCCAGGTGACCGGAGTTCTACCCACCTCACCGAGGTCGACCGATGCAATCAGCCAGCCGGTGTCAGGCGTTGAGGTGCCGTCGGTGACCTTGAACTTGGTGCGAACGGTCCAGTTTGTCGCCGTGATCGTCGACACCGCATCAGAGGATGAGGTGTCGTAGAAGCTGCTCCCGCTGTCTTGGGTGACGGGGCTACCCGGCACCTGCCCGATCGCGCACTGCCCGGTGTTGCCGCCGGTCGCGAACATCGTGCCGCCGTTAGACCCGTCGTCGATCCGAGGGAACGCCGAGTTCGACGTCGTGATGTGAGTGCCTGGGGACCCTCCCTCGAAGGTCTCAGTGATGTCTGCATACGCCACGTCAGATCACCCCAGCACCGGAGGTGTGATGTTCGTGACGCCACCGAACGGGGCGCTGGTGTAGAGCAGTGCCTTGCCGGAGCGCTTGTGGAGGATGGTGACACCACCGAAGTCGATGTGGTCGACGTTACCGCAGCTCGAGCCCTCGCGCTGCACGTAGACCTCGCCAGGCTGGCCCTGCGTCGGGGAGAGGGTCATGGACTGGTCGGCGACCACGTTGACGAACGTCAGGTGGTCGATCGTGCCAGTGGAGGAGTGGTTGGCCACGTTGACGGCGGTGCCTCCACCGAAGCCGGAGATGTTCTGGAACTCGCAGTCGCTGATGCTGGTGTTCATGCCCAGCGTCGTCGTGCCGTTGCCGTTCGAGTCCTGGAGGCCGACCACGCACAGTCGCGCGGAGTACGACCGTCCGACGCAGTCCTTGTAGAGACCGTTGGTCGTGTCGGCGATGTTGAACAGCGGGTCGTTCGTCGCACCGGCGGGCACGAACTGGTACACGTCGTCACCGGAGATGACGTCGAGGTTCTCACCGAGGAAGTTGTCGCCGCCGGCGAAGCGGAGGCCGCCGGCACCGGAGCCGGAGCCGGTGTCCGCGCGCCAGACGTGACCGGAGAAGTGGATGTCGTCTCCACCGATCATCGTGTGACGGCCACCGGTCCAGTAGGTGGTCTGCCAGTCCGCGGACCTGAAGCCGTCAGCCGCGAAGGAGAGCAGGTTGCCGCCCTTGCCGGACTTCGCCGCGATGTTGCCGGGACCCCAGATGATGTTGCCGGTGATGCGAGTGTTGAGGTTGCGGTTGCGCAGGAAGCCAGACGAGGTCGCGCCGCTCGAGTTGAAGTTCCGCCACAGGTTTGCGCCGGACCCGACGTACAGCTCCATGTCGGAGTCGAACAGAATGCTGCGCGCGCAGAGCCAGTCGCCACTGATGAGCGCGACCTTGCCGTCTGCGTTCAGCGCGTTCTGCAGCGTCAGTGCGGGATCGGCCCCTGGGACCGTCAGCTGGGTGTAGCCGGTCAGATCCGCCGGAAGCGTGTCGTCGGGCGGTGGAGGCGGCGGTGGTGTCTCTCCACCGGGGATCTCGACGGTGTCCCCGACCCGCCACAGGACGTTCGTCTCGACGTTGCCGTTGTTCGCGGTCCAGGCACGATCGAACGACTGCTCACCGGACGGGTTGATGACGAGGTTGCGGATGACCTCGCTGTCATCGACGCCGAACCCTGCATACGAGAGGTAGATGCCGAAGTTCTCGTCACCGCCGTTGTAGTGACGGGAGATCCACATCGCGACCGCGCCGCCACCAGGCCGTGACGCGACGTCGGCAACAAAGTAGTCGTAGTAGTTAACGGAGTCTGAGAAGTTCGCGATGACGTCGGTGTGCGCGAACGTGAGGCCTGAGGTAGTTGCAGTGTACGTGCGGTACTTCCAGACACCGTCCTCGACGAAGGTGACCAGCACAGCACCGTCGTCAGATTGCTGCGAGATGGAGCGGGTCGGCGCGTACCAGCCACCGGTCCAGCCGGTGCCGACGTCGCGGAGTCCGGTGACCTCGATGTTCCCAGCGCTTGGCCCGGCGAACCCGATGTTCAGCGGGTAGTCGGGAGTTGCGAAGTCGCCGGCGAACGTCCAGACAACCGCACCGTTCGCGAGGCCTTGCCCGTACCAGGTGTAGTTGTTGTCGTTCGGGTCACCTGGGCTGGTGAGCGTAGCGGCTGACCCGCTGAGCGCGAGCGACTTCATCACGTACGGACCCACGTCAGAGTCACGTTGCCAGTAGTACGCGGTGTCCCCGGCAACCGCGACGGCACTCGTGTACTGGGTAGAGGCACCGGACAGCGCGATGTCGTGGATCGTCAGTGCACCAGTGCCGGAGTCGACGACCCACATCTTGTAGGGAATGCCGCCGGAGTTCTGGTCCGAGATGATGACCATCTTGTCGTCCCACCGTGCGGTGGTGGCCTCACCTGAGACGGCCTCGCCGTCGTCCCAGACGCCGCAGACGAAGAAGTCGCGGGTGATCACGAGCGTGTCGGGGTCGACGGAGTAGATGCTCGCGACGTGCCCGTAGTCGTTGCTTCCGCCGGGGGTTCCGGTCGCGGTGTTGTAGCTTCCGTCAGCCTCGCCGGTGATGCCGAACTTGTAGTTTCCGAGTGCGACCGGGTGGTTGAGGTCGTTGATGGCCGCGAGCTGAGGATCGTCGGCGTACCCGTAGAAGCTTTGGCTGTCCGTGTTGAAGACCGCGTCGGGCCCGACGACAGGTGTGCCGCTGGAGATGTCGATCGCCCAGAAGTGTAGTGCGTAGGACTCACTGGAGATGGTGCTGACGATGACGATCCCGCTGTCGAGCACGAGGACACCACCCTCGACGTAGCCGAAGACGTCGTTGGTGTCATCGTCAGGCGTCGCGGTGAGCCTGAACGGTTCGCTCCAATCGAAGACCTGCGCCATTACGTCCCTGTCCTACGTCTGAACTGCAAGCGTCGTGCGACCGCAGCGGCCAGCTCCATCTCGTCCATGCCCTTGCTCGGGTAGACGTTGAGTGTGTCTCCACCGTTCTTCCCGATCGCCTGTTCGATCATATCCAAGATCGCGCGGTCTCTCTTGGAGAATCCCTCGGTGTCGAGCGGCTCGATGCGCTCGTGGTGACCGGCCTCGGCGATCAGACCGAGGACGCCGCCGTCGGTCGGTGAGACCACGCCGCCCTTGGCGAATGCGAAGCCCAGCTTCTTCAGCAGAGCGATCGGGTCGATGGTGCTGGACATCGAGCCGAACCGGCCGATGCGGCTGGCCTCAAGGTGGAGGTGAGCACCAGCCGGGGACTTCGGCGAGACGTTTCCGTACCAGCCGACCTGGCCGATCTTGGACCCTGCCTTGACGGCCTGTCCGACCTTGAGTCCGCTGGCGAACGCGTTCATGTGAGCGTACAGAGTCTGGAAGGTGCCGTAGTCGATCGTGACGTAGCGACCGTAGGACCGGTCGCCCAGGTTCGTGATGCCGGACACCCGGCCCTTGCCCATCGCGATGAGCGGGGTACCGACCTTGGCCGGGAAGTCAGAGCCGGTGTGGTAGTAGCCTGGACTCGGGTTCGCACCGTACGGGTAGTTGCCGTTGTAGTACCAGGGACCCGCGACGGGGAAGAGCCACTTGCCGGACTTCGTGATGCCCTTCAGGTTGCGCAGGTTCGCCGGTGCTCGGTCGAGGATCCCCTTGCCCTGGTCGCCGCCGAGGTCCTTGGCTGCAACCGCGAGCTTATCGAGGATGCCGTAGAAGAGGTCGTTGACGAACGAGCCTCTGGGCATCGGACCGGACAGGATCTTCTCGACGCCATGGACCACTGCCTGGAGAACGCGTCCGGCGCCCTCCTTCGCGATCAGCTTGCCGACGTCCTCGACCCCGGCGATGGTGTTGTTCGCGAGGTCCTTGATGTCTCCGAGCGACGGCGCGTGCGGGAGGCTGAGCCCACCCATCGGCAGGAAGCCGTTCTTGTTGAGGTGCTCCAGGTTGCCGAACCCGACCTTCTGAGCGGTGGATGCCTTGACGACGAACTCATTGTTGGAGAGCGCCGCGATGATCTTGTCGTCTCGCTCCCCGCCAGGCCCACGGACCCGGCCACCCTCGGCGAACTGCGGGATGGGGATCGAGGGAATCGTGAGACCGAACTTCTTCGTGACCTTGTTGAGGCCGCCGACCAGGTACTTGTTGAGGAACGCGATGTCGTTCTTGATCCCCTGGCCCAGGCGCTGGAAGACCTCGTCGAACGCGGCCTTGACGCCGTTGCCGATGCCCTTGAACGCGTCGACGATGTCTCCGATGACGTCGCCGATGGTGTTCTTGAAGGCCTTGAAGTCGTCGACGAACCTGTCCCACATACCCCTGATCGTGTCGAAGACCCTGCCGAAGATATCGGAGAGCCCGCCGATCGCGTCACCGATCGCGTTGATCACCGGGTGGAGGATGTTGTTCCACGCGAACTTGATGAGCTTGAAGACGGCCTGGACGTAGTCGCTGATCAGCTTGAAGTACGGCTTGAAGATGAACTTCCACAGGAACTTGATGATGTCGATGATCGCGTTGATCACCGGCTTCAGGATGTTGTTCCAGTAGAACTTGATGAGGGCGAAGACGATCTTGAACTCGAGCTGGATGAGCTTGAGATACGGGCTGATGACGAACTTCCACAGGAACTGCACGATGTCGATGATCGCGTTGATGACGGGCTGGAGCACCGTCGTCCAGAACTCGGCGATCGCGTGGAACGCCACACCGAAGGCCGCGCCGATCTTCGGGAGCACCTCGTTGACGACACCGAAGAACGCGTTGAGCGGCGGGACCACCAGGTTGACGAACTTCTCGCCGAGGAACTTCGCGAAGTCCACGATCACCGGGAGCGCGACGTCCTTGAACCAGTGGACGAGGTCCTTGATCTTCCCGACGATGTTGTCGATGAAGATCTTGAACTGTGGACTCTGCTTGTAGAGCAGGATGAAGAGACCGATGAACGCGGCGATGGCGGCGACCACCGCGATGATCGGCACGATGAACGCACCCAGGGCCGCGCCCGCTCCCTCCAGCCCGACCTCGAAGGGCACGAAGAGTCCGACGACGCCACCGAGGGCCTTGCCGATTCCACCGAAGACCTTGGAGAGCTTGCCGCCGCTCTTCTCGACGGCGGCGACGTCCTTCGCGATCGCACCCTCAGCCTTAGCAGCTCCGCCGACCGGCGGGAGCGCGCTCTGACCAACCTGAGGCACGCTAGCTTCAGCGCCTACGGCGGCTGTCGCTGCAGCCTCTCCGGCGGCAGGTGCACCCGAGGTCTTCAGCACGTCGAGCGCGCCTGAGGTTCTGATCGCTTGGTGCTCGAGCTTCTCAAGGACCTCGGTCTTGAGCTTGTCGACGACCATCTGCTCTTCGAGCTTCTTCTTGGCCCCGTCGCTGGACTTACCCAGCTCACCCATCGCGGCCTTGAAGCCGCCACCGTTCTTCAGGACGCTGAACGCGCTGCCGATCTTGCCGATGCCCGCGCGCATCTTCTCGAATTGCTTGAGGACGTTGATCGGCCCGCCGGTGAGCGCGAGGAAGAAGAACCTGATGGGGACGAGCGCGAACGCGACGGCACGGTGGATCGCAACGAACGTCCCGACGAAGAGCAGGATCTTCTGGACGACGTTGTTGTTGACGATGTCGGAGAGGACCTTGGCGATCAGCGTCAAGGTCTCGAGGAACGTTCTGATCTGGCCGGAGCTAGTTAGGCCCTTGATCAGCTTCGCCATCTGCGTGACGAACGGGCCGATCGCGGGGCTCGCGTCGGACAGGGCCACGCCGATGTCGCCGAAGATCTTGACCGCCGGCTCGAGCGACTTGGCGAACTTGCCCGGGGACTTGGAGTCCGAGAGCTTGACGAGCTGGACGAAGATAAGGTCGAACAGGTGGCCGAGGGCGCGGAGGTTGAACGCGGCACGCTTGAAGAACTGCTGGAGGCTGCCGTCCTCACGTGCGCCGTTGAGGAACTTGTCCAGCTGCTTGGTCGCCTTCTCGAACGAGTCGAGGAGACCCTGGCCGGACTTCTTGGACCCGTCGAACAGGATGAGGAGAGCTCGGCCGATGTTCTTGAAGATGTCACCGAGCTGGGCCGCGACGTCTCCGGCCCGCTCCAGGAAGCCGCGAAGCTTATTGGTCTCCTTGCCCGTGTCGGTCGCCTTCTCGGCGCTGACGGACAGTTGCTGGATCCACTCGGCGAACCGTGCGGTGATCGGCTGGATGACCTTGAGGAGCCGCGTCGCGACGAGCACGAAGTTGCCGATGGCCGACCGACCGGTCTCGGTCCGCTGTGCGAAGATGCCCAGGATCTGGTTGTTGCCCTTGAGGATGTCCTGGATGTTGGAGAGGCCCTCGCCCGTGGAGATCGTCTTCGCGAAGTCCAGGCCCAGCTGCCCGACGACCCCGCCGGTCGCACGGAACTCGTCCTGCACGCTGGGGAGCAGGTTGTCGGCGATGAGCCTGAGCGCCTCGGTCAGCTTCGGGAACAGCTCGTCTCCGGCGGCCGCCTTCAGCGCGTCGAACTCGCTCTTCATCGAGATGAGCTGACGGACGAACGCCTGCGCGGGTGGGCTCAGCTTCGCGAGCGCCTGCTGGAACGCAGAGGCTGACGTGGATGCCTGGCCCAGCGCGGTGGACTGGTCCTGGATCGCGCGGGTGAGTCGGAGCTGGGCGTCCGCGATGCTGCGTGCGTTCTGCTGCTCGACCTTGGCCCGTGCCTCGCGCGCGTCGCCGAGGCTCTTCTCGGCGTTGGCCTCACTGTTCTGAGCGTCAGCGAGAGCCTTGCGAGCCGAGGTGACGGCGTCGGTGCCCTTGACGCCCTTCTTGGCCGCCTTGTCCTGTTCCTCCTGAAGATCCTGGTTGCGGGCCTTCGCCTCACGGTACGCGAGGTCAGCCTGCTTGAACGCGAGTTCAGCCTCCTGCCGAGCCTGGTCGTCCGGCGGGAGTGCCTGCGCCTCCTGGAGCTTCTTCCTCGCGTCCTGAAGGTCGAACCCAGCCTGCTGCTCGGCGAGACCAGCGTCCTCAGCCTGGAAGGCGAGATCGCGGAGTTCCTTGACGCCCTCCTCACGAGCGAGGTTCAGGGCCTTCTGTGCAGCGAGGGTCGCACGCTGTGCGTTGGCGACGCCGATCTCGGCGTCACGCACACGTGCGGTCGCGTCGGCCTCTGCCGTCTTTGCGTCAGCGAACGCACGGGCGAGTGCCGTGCGCGCGTCACCGATCGCACGCGCGTTGGAGATAGTGGTGTTCGCTGCCGTCGTTGACGTGTCACTCGCGGCCTTGAACCCAGCCTTGACCGCATCACCGACCCCGGAGAACGCAAGCTTCAACACCCCGAACGCCTGGGCCACTACACTGATGGTGCCCGGGATCACCGCGAGAGCGCCCGCTGCCTGTGCCGCGGCTCCCGCCATCGCGAACAGTCCGGCCGCCGCGGAGCCGAGCAGACCGATCAGTCCCGCGATCGAGGGACCGAGTAGGTTGCCCGCACCGATGATCTGGGTGAACGCCTCGCTGGCGCGGCTCGCCGAGCTGGCGAACCCACTGCTCAGGAAGCCTCGGAGGAACCCGTCGCCGCCGCCCTTGCCGGCGCGAGACATCGCGTTCTCGGTGGTACGAGCGAGACTGGCCGCACCCTTGTCGACCTCGTCCTCGACGCCGTGCATGAGCGCCGAGCCGGCGCTGTGACCCTCGTCCTCGGAGATCCCCTGGAGCCCGGCACGCTTCAGCGAGTCCTCGAAGGCTCGTCCTAGGTTGCCGGACGATCCCTTGCCGAAGCCATCCGAGTACGCCTTGCCGGCCTTCTCACCCTCGGACGAGATCGTCGGCAGAGCGTCGCGGAGACCTTTCTGGATGTCGTCCTTGACTTTGTTAGTGATCGCACGGACGACGATCTCAGCGGAACCGACGACGGCCATGTGTCGGCTCCTTTCAGCCTAGGGGTGTTCCGAGGACCTCGGTGAGGTCCTCCATAGGCGTCGCCGACTGGACCCTCGGAAGATTCTTCTTCGGGTCCGCTCGCTTCGTACCTTCCGGTAGGTCAATGGTACCTGTCTCAGGATTGACCGCTCCTGCGGTCAGCCCTGAACTACGGGGAGCGCGCCCGTACGTACGCGGGGTGTCAAGTGGCTGTCCCTCGGACGCGCTCGTCCCGATCTTCCACTGGTACTCCTCGTTGTACAGGACGTCGTAGAGCTGCTGCCGCAGCTTGCCCTTGACCTCGATCTCCTGGTCGAAGTGCGGGGTGTAGTCCTCCTCGAACATCGCGTGGAGGACATCGCACATGTCACACGCTAGGAGCTGGCCGATTCGGACGCCTGCGAGGATGGCACGGCCGTTAGCGAAGTGCCAGTGGTCGACTGCCCATCGGCAGAGCTCGTAGGCGGCTGTGTAGGGCGGGTCGTGTACTCCTCGATCAACCAGCCTGCGACCTCACCGAGCTTCTCCATGTCGATGATGATCCGCGGGTTCTCGAGGTGCTCCTTGAACCGAGCGAACTCCTCGGTGTCCATGCACTTCTCGAAGAACTCGTCCAGTGCGGCAGCGGCCGCTCCACCATCGGAGCCGGCTGCCCTGGAGACGAAGTTCAGGAGGACGTGCCCCTGGACCGCTGGCACACAGTTGAAGTTCTGCCCGACGAGGGAGAACGAGAGGGGTTCGTAGTCGGTGATGTCCGTACCGCCGCCGAAGTCCTTGTGACGTGTCATCTTGAGTCTTTCCTGTCGTGTCGTTGCGGACTAACGAACCGCCCGTGCGAGCGGGATCGTCAGGTACTTGCGTGCGCGTGTGCCTGGGTGATGCACAAGCCGAGCGTAAACGATCCTACCTCCCTCTCGGAATCTCAGAACACGTCCGTGCTCGGGAGCGATCACGTGAGGTGCCGTGCCCTCGTGGACGTAGTAGGCGTAGCGGAGATTGCTCCCGACCTGAACGTACTGGCCGCGGGTGTCTCGTCCGTGGGTGATCTTGATGCTGCGGGACAGCTGACCGCTGCGCCGCCGGACGATCAGCTTGGCCCCGGCCTGCACCCGAAGCGCGATCGTCTCGAGGTAGCGTCCCACGTCTCCTGACGGCTGGTTCAGGAGGTGATCCAGCGCGGGCTCGTTCCAGATGATCCGCCCGTTGGACTGGAACATGCTCATGGAATGGCCAGGGTGCAGTGAAGCGTCACGGCCTGGTAGCCGCCCTGGGGCTCGCCGGTGTCGACCGTCGCGATGACTCCCATACCCGGGCCAGTGAGGTCCCACTGGTCGAAGGTAGACGAGATGTCAAGCAGCAGCCACGCGTCGATGCCGAGCAGACGAGCGGCATCTTGGATCTGCTCAGGAGTTGGTGCCCGACCACGCGCTTGGAGGCCGGGAGCACACCGGACGACCTGCACGTCACACACCGCGGTGCGAGGACTGTCGCAGCGTTGCGGCTGCGCAGCCTCGTCACCAACGGGTCCTACGTACGCCTGCACGAACGAGACTACCATCTGCTCGCAGTCCCACGCCGGCGCTTGCATCGTCCAGTAGCGGCGTTCGGGGAGATCAACTCCCGCCTGCTCATACCCGGCGATGACTCGCTCGACGATGCCGTCTAGCAGGTCGTTGAGTGATCGTACCTCGGCCGCTCTCTGCGGGTCGAGGGTGACGGTCATGACGACTTCTTGGCAGCCTTCTTCGCGGGAGCCTTCTTGGCGGCTGCCTTCTGCCTGTCAGCTGCCGGCTTCGCCGTCACGCCAGATGCCGACTTGGTCTCGGCGTCCTCGGTGTTCCCCATCGGCTCCTCGACCTCGGTGTCGACGTGCGCGTTGCGGTCTTCCTCACGCGCACCGTCCTCATCCGCACGGATCATGTGGTCGGGGAGATCCTGGCCGACGTCGGAGAAGCCCTGGCCGTCGGTAGCGTCGGTCGGGTCCTTGACGAGGTTGCCGCCGAACTCGTTCTGGGCGCCGGACTTGAAGTTCACCGCACTGTCCGTGTCCTCGTCGTAGTACTCGGCCTCGTTGAACGCGCTCTCTGGCTGGTTCTTCTCGGCTCCGTCACGCTTCGGAAGACCAGCCTTCTTGCCGCTCCTCCGCTGTCCTGCGCCGAATGAATCGGCGGTGAAGTTGGTCTGTCCCATGGTGTCCTCACACTAGGTAGACGTTGCTGGTCATGATGTGGACGACGGTTCGCCCGTCGACCGTGTTGAAGGCGTAGAGATCCCAGACCCCACCACCTCCGATGTTGATACTACCCGTCTCACTAGCTGACAGGGAGAGTGTTACCGCACCAGAGGTGACCGAAAGATGGGACGAGGTGGTGTCCAGTAGGAGCGCCCCGTTCCAGCTTGAGATCTGACCTTGTGGTGCCCAGTCCGCGTCGGCGAGCAGTGCGCCGCCGATGTCGGAGAGGTCTTGGGTCCAGGTGAACGCCTCACCTGGAGTAATCGCGAGGTCGAACGGGCCGACCGCGACGGGCGCGTTCGCCGTGACGCGGATCGCACGTGGGAGGTCAGGTGAGAAGACCTTCGCAGGCTTGCGGGCCTTGTCGGGGTTGACCGCCTTGAGGAAGAGGTCGACCGCACCGATGCCGGTCTTCATCTCGTCGATGACGGTCTGGTTGTCGAGGATGGTCATCGACTCACCGAAGCGCGTGATCGAGGTGACACGGTCGGGGAGCTCGCACTCGTCGCCTGACCAGCCCTTGACGAACTCCTGAGCCAGGTATCGCGCCGCGCGTCGACCGGCGTGTGGGACCTCGACTCCATAGGTGTAGGTGACGGTCAGGCCGTTCATGTTCAGGAACGCACCAGGTGCCGCCTGGAGCATGCTGGAGTTGACGACCTGATACTCGTCCGGGTCGAGGGTCGTGTCCCCGCTCACGACCTTTGAGACGGATCTCACCGGCCTCCCGCGGAGTCTCAGTCGAACGTGCTGCCCGTTGACCGTGCCCGAGCAGCCACAGCCACCACCACGGATCACGTTGGTGATGTTGCCGTCGTACATGTACGGCTGCGCGAAGAACGGTCCGTCGTTCTGAGACACGTCCCTGAGGTCGACGACTCCTCGCGTGTAGTGAGGGATCGTCTGGCACGGGAACTCGTAGGTCTCGGTGACGGTGCGCGGTCCGGTGTACTTCCGGCCGGACATCGCCCACAGGATGAAGCTGGCTGTCTGGCACGCCTCGTAGGCGTACGGAGACGCGGCCGCGCCCTCAAGCTCCTCGGGGGTAACCCACAGGTTTCCCACAGCTACCCCTTCCGCCGTAGTTGCGCGATGACCGTCTTGTGGTCTGAGTCCTTGGTTCCAAGAACCATCAGTCTATCTCCCCGGAACCACTTGAGAGGGTTCAGGCGACGGCCGATGAGAATGACGTCGATCGTCCGCTTGTCGTGGGTGTTCTCCCAGTCAGCGTCGACGATGAGTCTGAGGGTCGGGAACATGCGTGCGAGGTACACACGGACGATCTTGCGTTCCGCGTCCATGTTGAGGTCCATCGAGACGATGCGCCCGCCGGTCGGCTTCCACAGCATCGTCAGACGCCGGAGCTCACGGTTCCAGGCCCGCATCCCCTGCTCGTGCGCACGTCTGCGCGCAGGGTCCGAGAGGTGTGCGGGGGTGTGGGCGACGCTCGCGATGTAGGTCCGGCCGGTGTCCTTGTACTTAAGTAGGACGAACAGCGCACGCATCTCGCCGCGTTGGTGTGGCCCGCCGGGGATGTCGATCAGCTTCTTCTCGACCTTGTAGACGAGGTCGAAGACCTCGGGGTCGTAGGCGATCCCTAGCTCGTCAAACTTCTCGAGGTGGACCAGCTTCCACCCACGCGCGTCAAGGCCCTTCCGGAGCGCGGTGTTCCTGATCGCACGATCGATCTCGGTGAACGAGATGATCGCGACCAGGGGGATCTTGATGATCTCCTGGGCAGCACTGACGAGCAGCGCTGCCGACCTGTCGAAGCGACCGGAGTGTTGGGCGTAGCCGAATTCCTCAGCCACGCCCATCACTCCACTTCGTCTCTAGCTCAGGCTCCCGGTCAGGCGTAGGTGAAGTCGCCGGTCGAGATGACGTTGCCGTCACCGGTCGTTACCTTGATCTTGACGGTACCCGCGGCATGTGCCGGAGAGACCGCGGTGATCTTCGTGTCGCTGTTGACGGTGTACGACGTTGCGTTGTTGGTGCCGAACTGCACGCCGGCCGCGCCGGTCGTTCCGATGAAGTTCGTACCGGTGACCACGACCGTAGTGCCGCCAGCTGCCGCGCCACCCGCGGGGGTGAAGCTGGTGATGGTCGGCGGGTCGGTGTCCGGCGTATCCTCCTCGGACGCGAGGATTCGGTCGATCGGGCTGTTCGGGTCGTAGTCCTCGTCTCCGGGCACGTTCGTGCCGGCTGCGTTCGCCGGGAGAACCGTGACCGGTGTGCCCTCTTCGGCCGGATCGGCGTCGGGGTCCCAGGTGTAGAACCCGTTGTAGCCGATCGGTGCCCAATCGGTGCGCGAGTACATGTAGGGACGATCCGCGACCGACGGCCACTCCCAGCGTCCGTCAGGCCCTGTGCCGTACGCGAGGTTGCCGAGACCGAAGCCCTCGAACGAGTTCGCGAGCAGGCCGTTCTCCACGACACGGTCGCCGGACTGGCGAACCTTGACGTAGGGGAAGACCCACTTGAAGTACGGGTTGGACGCTGCCTTCTTGCCGTTGATGACCGCGTAGGACCAGACCTCGCAGGCGACGCCGTCGCCGGACGGGTCCTCGCCGACCTGGCTGGACGCCCAGCCCATGGACTGGATGGTCGAGTCGTCACCGGGGTCAAGCTGCTTGGTGAGCAGGATGCCGCCGGAGACCAGCGCGGTGAACTCGGGGTCTGGGTTGCAGATCGCGATCGCCATGGTGATGCGCTTCAGCGTGTCCGGTGCTTGGAACGTGACGCAGATGGTGCCATCGGCAGCCTTCTGAGTGATCTCGTCGCCGGCCTCGTACTCAGGAGTGAACGAGACACTGATGAACGAGGTCATCGTGTAGCTGTCGGTCGCCCCGGTCAGCAGGTTGCCGGCAGCGTCCAGGCGGGTCACTCGGATCGAGGCCCCCTGCACAGACGCGGCGTATTCCTGAGTGGCCATTACGACTCCTCTAGTGTGTTCTCAGTTGTGGAGTAGCCAGAACGGCCACGTGAGCTGTCTCGAGTCATTCTACCGGTCACAGTGTGACGTCCACCTTCACCGCGAAGTGGCAGCAGCCATCCCAGTACGCGATCGCGGGCTTCTCTGCCACCCAGGTCGCGATGTTGGTCTCCACGTCGACGGACTGTGCGTCATTCACGGTGACCAGCTCGTCGGTTCCCAGGTGGACGAAGACCGGCCCGGTCGCGTACATCCAGTGCTGGACAGCGGCCGCAGCGGGAGACGCGTCGTCGCCGGGGCCACGTCCGTCGTACCCGGTGCCGACTGAGACCTTGTTACCCGACTTGGTGAGGAGGGTGTCTCCGTCCTGATCGAGCTCAGTGCCCAGCAACGCAGCGACCAGCGGTGTGATGTGGATGACACCCTGGAAGCCGGAGCTGCAGTTCGCCAGATTCTGCTCAAGCAGACCGAGGCCGACTCGAACCTTCTGGGCGGTTGCCGTGATCGTGGTCGCCGCGGTCGAGGCCAGGTACATACCTGTCTCGGCCCCGTCGGCCTCGCGACGGAAGAGACCCTGCCAGAGCTCGGTCTCCACCGCCTTGGGTGTGATCAGGTCCAGCTGCCTGAGGATCCGGGCTCGACGGTCGATGACCGACAAGCCAGGCGTCAGGCAGTGGTCCATCGCGACGATGCCGAACGGCTCGACGTCGATCCACCGCTGATCGTCCAACGTGTCACGTACGGTGACCGGGTCGACGTCCCCGCAGATGTCGATCAGCGTGGCGTTGAACGCGCACGCCTCCGACTCCGCGGAGAATCCGCCGATCCAGTGCTCGTCGCGTGACCCGTGCTCGGTAACGTCGGCCGCGGTGAAGAGGCCGTAGGGGGCAGGTGTCAGCTTCTCTGCCGGTAGCACACCGGTGAATGCCATCACTTACCTCCTAGGTCTCTTGCCGCGGCCGACGTTGCGAGTGTCGATCAGGTGAGCGTGTCGACCAGCGATGCTGCCTGGCCGCTCGGCTCGTATGCGGCGGTCACCCAGTAGCTGTCGCAGCCCATGTTGGCGACGCCCTCGAACGTCTCAACGAACTGCTTGTACTGGTTGGTGGCCACGAGGCCGGAGTCGCGGATGACGCCCAGGTCGAGCGTGCCACCGTCGAGGTACAGCCAGGTGCCCTCTGCCCAGAGGCCGAACTCGATCGTGGACGGCCACTCGAAGCCCACGGCGGTGCCGGTGCCGGCTCCGTCGAGGTCGGCGGTGGCAGGGCCAACGCCGTCGAGGTGCCACGTGATGTTGACACCGCGCGAGCGGAACCACGTGTTGATCTGCGACTCGGCGAGACCCAGGGTGTCCTGGGTACCGTCACCCGGCATCTGGAGTGCCATGTCGGCACGCATCAGGTCCATGACCCACATGGGAGCGACCATCCGGAGCGGCTGGACGCTGTTCATGCGGTGCTTGAACCTGTAGGCGGCAACCGCGCGACCGAGCAGGTTCATGATCTCGCGGGTTGCGCCCACGACCTGCTGCTGAGCGGTGATCGCCGTGCTGCCGGCCTCCAGCTGCGCCAGAAGCGCGTTCTCGGCGATACGGGCGTGCGCCACGAGCGCGAGCTCGTTGTGACGTGCGACCAGCTCCGGGAACGTGCGAGTGGTGAGGTTGTTGAAGGTCAGGCAGAGGGTGATCGCCTCGATGTAGGCGGTGTTCTCCTGCGTGCACTGCACCTCGAGGCAAGGCTTGAGGTCAGCCGGGTTGGTCTGGCTCGTGCGGTTGGGCCCGTACGTGTGCCAGTTGGCACCGTTCGAGTCCCCGCGCCAGAAGCCGGTCGCGTTCGCCTCGTCCGTCAGGAGCGGCGAGGAGAAGTACCGGATTCCACCGCGGTCTGCGGCGAACCGAGCCAGCGCGTCTCGGACCGGACGGTCCGTGACGCCGACCTCGCAACCGAGGTCGTACCGGGTCTCGAGCGGAAGGCAGATACCTGCCGCCGCGGTGAGAGCCGCTGGTCCCGTGACCTCGAAGATCTTGTCGGTGTTGGCGCCAGCGTCGTTGGCCTCCAGCACGCGGTCCTCGGGGTACTCGAATTGGAGCGAGGCGACGATGTGCTGTTCGCCATCGCCACCGTTGACGTGACGGAGCGAGTGAAGGCGCTTGGTGAAGGCCTCAGCCACTCCCTTCATGTCGTTGAAGTTCGTCCCTGCAGTGATGCCAGGGATGTCGGCGCCCGCCGTGATCGTCATCGTTGCGGCGGCGGGCTTGAGAACGGGCTTGCGGTCTGCGGGCGGCTCGGCAGTTGCCGAACCACCGTTGCCCTGCGCAGCGGCGGTCACTGGTGCCTCCGGGTTGTCGGTTGTTTCGGATGTGTTGTCCGAGGCTTCGGCTTCAGCCGGAGTCTCTGTTGATGCCTCGGCCTCTGCGGGCGCTTCGGTGGAGGCGGTGTCACCCTCGTCAGAGGCTTCGTCCGACTTGTCGTCGTCCTTGTCCTCGTCCTCGGGCTCCTCGGACGCTGCCTCAGCGGCGTCAGGGGTCTCAGTGGACGCCTCGGTTGCGGCAGGTGGTGCCTCCGCGGGCGTCTCAGGCTCCGTCGACAGCTCAGCTGCCGGGGGAGCGGGATCGGTCTCGGTCGGTGCGTCGGCGCTTGCTGTGGTCGCAGCGGGAGCCTCCTCCGTCGGAGCGTTCGACAGCTCAGCAGCCTTGTCACTCTCGTTCGAGTAGACAGGCTTCTTGAGCTTGCTGTCGTCGCTCTCGCCGGGGTTGGGCTCAACCGCCGGGTCATTGGGCGACGCAGGCGGAGCGTCTGCCGGTGTGTCCTCGGGCGCCTCGTCCGGCATCCCAGTCCCGTCACCATCGGCCACGTCCTGCTGGCCGTCGTCAACCGCAGAAGGGTCTTCGAGGTCGGGTGGGTTGACGCGAGCGGCGGCCTCGGCTGCCTTGGCAGTCAGCTGCTCCATCTCGGCCGAACGGCGGGACTTCTCAGCCCGAACCGCCTCGACCGCCTGGGCAAGCTGCTCCATGCTGTCGACGTTCTGAGGAGTCAGATCCTGCTTCGAAACGTCGTCGAACTCGGTCACTGCCGAGTTCTCGAGCTCAGCAAGCTGCTCGTCACTCAGCTCTTGGAGCTGAGCGAGCTGCTCGGTGATGCTGTCCACGGAATCCTCCTCGGGTCTTCGAATAGGGCAGAGTGCCCGCTTCGATAATGTACACGACCTGAGGGACTCCGTTCAGCTAAGACGAAGGCACTCCCGTAACTGAGACAATCGTAGCCCACTACTTAACGAGGTAGCGAAGCAGCTGGTTCATGGCGGCACCGATCTGGTCCGCCGTCATCTGAACCTCACCAGAGAGAAACGCGTTGATGTCCTCGGTGATTGAGCGGGCCTTGTCCGGGGGCAGCTTGGTGGAGAGCTGGTCGATGAGGCCCTTGATGAACGTCCGCGTACTGGGTGGGAGATCAGAGAAGCGGACCTTGGCCGTGTCCACGCCCTGGGGGAGGGGTAGGTACGCCAGAACTCGGCCAAGGTCCGCGGCTCCCTGCCGGAGTGAGTTACGCTGTGAGTCGTCGACCGCGCCGCTCTTGATGTCGTTGATCAACGTCATCACACGTTGCGCAGCCTGCGTCGACTTCTGGTAGCTCCCGGCTTCGTTCGCCTCAGCAGCCTTGTTGATCTCCGTCGTGATCTGCTCAAGTTCAGTGTCACCGATGGT